CAAGCAGACCCTCTATGGCCTGAACCACTTGGACTTCCGCACGATGGTCACTTGGCTTGGTCAAATGGCTGCTGGTGCAGCGACCTACTACATGACCAAGAAGGCCCTCTCGTATGCTCAAGAAGATCCTGAGAAGTACATGAGGGACAGCGTTGGTGATCTTGAGAACGGTGAGTATGGGAAGCTGGCAGTGGTTGGGTTCTCCCGGTCGGCGTTCTCGTCCTTGCTTCCAATGCTGTATGACACTTCGGCTTCCTTCGTGGGCGCTCCCAAGATCGACTACCGGACCTCTGGTTCGGCTGGTGATGCGATGTTTGGTAACCCCACCGTTGGCTGGTTCAACGACATGGCAAACGTGTCGTCCGGTGTGATTGACTCATACAAGAACGACCGTGAACTGTCTCAGCAAGAACTTAAGGCGGCACTGCGGAGTACCGTGGGTAACTGGATTCCGTTGCAGATCATGTTCTCGTCGATGATCCACGACCGACCGCTCAAGAACAGCAACTGACACTGAGGGGGGCTTCGGCCCCCTTCTCCTTTTCTAGGAACATACATGGCTCAGAGCTACGTCAAGTCTACCGGGAACGGTACGACGACGACCTTCACCGTGCCTTTCGAGTATCTCGACAAGACGCACGTCAAGGTCTACCTCAACGGTGTCCTCACCTCCGCATACACTTGGCCTTCCTCGGGCCAGATCACTTTCACCTCCGCTCCTGCCAATGGCGTCACGATCCTCATCCGTAGGGAAACGCCGAACACCTCGCTGATCGACTTCACGTCTCGCGCACGGTGGCAGACGGCTGACCTCAATCTCTCCAACAAGCAGTCCTTGTTCCGTGCTGTGGAAGCCATCGAAGCCACCAACAAGTGGCTCACGGGTACTGGTGCGCCCAGCGCCTTGGCTACCGATCAGGAAGATGACCTCTACCTAAACGTCTCCAACGGTGACGTGTACAAGCGTGGGGCCTCGTCGTGGGCTGTTGTGGGCAACATCAAGGGTGCCACGGGTACCACGGGTCCGCAGGGACCGACTGGTGCCACGGGTGCAACCGGGGCTACTGGTGCTGCTGGTGCCGCTGGCTCCATCTGGTACACCGGGACCAGCGTCCCTCTGTCGTCCCTCGGGATCGACGGTGATTGGTATCTCCTTCAAACCACTGCCGATGTCTATCGGAAAGCTGGTGGCACTTGGAGCATCATCACGAACATCCGGGGTGCCACTGGTCTGACGGGTCCGCAGGGTCCGCAAGGTATCCAAGGTCCGCAAGGCGCACAGGGTGTGCAGGGTGCCAAAGGTGACACGGGTGCCACTGGTCCCCAAGGCCCGCAGGGCTTGAAGGGCGACACTGGTGCTGGCGTTCCCGCTGGCGGTGCTGCCAACACGTTCCTCAAGAAGAACTCTGGTGCCGACTACGATTACACTTGGGCGGTGATTTCTGGTGCTGGCACGGGCGACATGCTCAAGGCGATCTATGATACCAACAACGATGGGATCGTGGATGTGGCTGCATCTGCCCCGTGGTCTGGAATCACTGGTAAGCCTTCGACCTTCGCTCCCTCGGCACACACTCACCTCTGGTCTGAGATCACTGGTATCCCGACGACCTTCGCTCCCTCGGCGCACACCCATGTGATCGCTGATGTGACCGGATTGCAGACCGCGTTGGATGGTAAGGCTGCTGCCTCGCACACCCACGCCATCACCGATGTGGCTAACCTTCAGACCACTCTGGACGGCAAGGCTGCTTCGACTCACACCCATGTGATTGGCGATACCACGGGTTTGCAAACGGCGCTCGACGGCAAAGCTGCGGCTACGCACACTCACGCCATTGCGGACGTGACGAACCTTCAGACGACCCTGAACGGGAAGGCTGCATCGGTTCACACGCACGTCATCGCTGATGTCACAGGCCTTCAGACCGCTCTGGATAGCCTCGCATCCAGCACTGGTGGTGGAGCTACGGGTGGCGGGACCAACAAGGTCTTCTTCGAGAACGATGTCACCATCACGACCAGCTACACGATCAGCACGAACAAGAACGCAATGACCGCTGGTCCGGTCACAATCAACGCTGGTGTCACCGTGACTGTCCCCACTGGGTCTGTCTGGACCATCGTCTAAGGAATCACGATGTCGAACATCACTATGGCCCCTGCCGCATCGGGGACCGCAACCTTTACCATCGCCGCTCCTGCGACGAACACCAACCGTACCCTGACGCTTCCTGATACCTCTGGTGTCTTGAACGCGCAGGGGACGGCCATCCAAATGGCTACCGCTGTGGCATCCACCAGTGGCACCGCCATCGACTTCACGGGTATCCCGAGTTGGGCCAAGCGCATCACGGTCACGTTCAGTGGTTTCTCTACCTTGGGCGCGTCCTATCCGATTTTGCAGATTGGCACTTCCTCAGGGATTGAGGCAAGTGGGTATAATGGTGCCGTAAGCACGCTTACCACTGGCGTAACGACTGCTACCTTCCTTACCTCGTTCCTGCTGATGGCTGTGGGGGCGGCAGGGGCCAACACTTATCACGGAAGCTGCCAGTTGAACCTCGTCGGGTCAAACACTTGGGTTGTGGCAGGAAATCTTGGTGCGCCTCCTAGTGCATTATCTCTCCTTGGCGGGTCGAAAGCCCTCTCGGGCGTCCTTGACCGAGTCAGGATCACTACCCCCACTGCTGACACCTTTGACGCTGGCACCATCAACATCATGTGGGAGGGCTGATCATGTCCACCATGAAAGCTAACGCCTATCTCGACAGCACTGGTGGTAACACTGCCACGATCAACGGCATCATCCCGATTGCCCTCGCCCTCAACAAAGTTACCGTCCTCACCTCGGGTACCGCTGCGACCTTCACTCCCGACCCCAAGACCGAAGCTATGCGGGTCTACATGGTTGGCGGGGGTGGTGGAGGTGGTGGAACTTCTGCGACGGCTAGTAACATTTCATCGGGTGGTTCTGGTGCAATGTACGTCGAACACTTCTACACCACCGTGGCTTCCTCCTACACCTACACTGTGGGTGCCGGGGGTGCGGCAAACGCTTCCGCTGGTACCGCTGGCAGTGCTGGTGGCTCCACGACCTTTGGTGCGCTGACGGCTGTCGGTGGTGTTGGCGGTGCCGCTGGTACCTCGACTACCAGTAAGTTCACTGCGCCCAATACTGGTTCCTCCGGTACGCTGTCCATTCCGGGCCAGCCGGGATTTGCTATTGCCAGCGCCCACTCCCGTGGGGGCGATAGCGTCCTTGGCCGTGGTGGGTTCTCTACAGGTGCCACTGGTACCGCTGGTGGCTATGGCGCTGGTGGCGGTGGTGGGTACACTACGACCGCAGCAAACGTCTACGGTGGTGCTGGCGGTTCCGGCATCATCATCGTTGAGGAGTACTGCTGATGAAAGCTGCACTGATCAACCCCGTTACCAACATCGTCGAGAACGTCGCCCTCTGGGATGACGACTCGACTGATCCTCCGGGGTTCACCGTGGTGCTGGTCGAGGACAACGCCTTCGTTGGCCCCGGCTTCACCTATGACGGAACCGAGTTCCACCCTCCCATCACTGAGGCTTGATAATTGCCAGTGACTATCGACGGTACTAACGGGGTCACCACTCCGGTTATTACCGCGACGAACATCACAGGGTCTGTCGCTTTCTTTGCCTTTACCACTCCTCCCACGGGGTGGTTGAAGTGCAATGGACAGGCCGTGTCCCGCACTACCTACTCGACCCTCTTTGCTGCCATCGGCACCACTTACGGTGCTGGTGATGGGACGACTACGTTCAACCTCCCTGACCTCCGTGGTGAGTTCATCAGGGGATGGGATGACTCCCGTGGTGTCGATAGCGGTCGCGCTCATGGTTCCGCACAGCTTGACCAGATGCAACGCCTCACGGGGCAGTTCAACTCTGGTCCATATGTTGTGGGTTCTTCCGGTGCATTTACTCAAACTGGTACCGCTGGTACCTTGGGTACTGGCAGCGGCACTCGCGCAACGACTGCATTCGACAGCGGTAACTCCCCCAACGCTCGGGTGTCTGCTGACACCACGGGTGAAACTCGTCCCCGCAACGTCGCACTTCTCGTCTGTATCAAAACCTAATTCACGGAGTAATCCATGAAGATGACCGAGGCTGGCCTTGACCTGATCAGGGCCAGCGAAGGTCTTCGCCTTGACGCCTACCGCTGTCCTGCTGGTGTGCCGACCATTGGTTATGGTCACACCACGGCGGCTGGTGGCGTCCCGGTGAAGATCGGAATGAAGATCACCAAAGAGGAAGCCGAGGCTATCCTGCTTCGTGATCTGGTGAAATACGAGGATGCTGTGAAGCGTCTGGTCAAAGTCGATCTTAACGACAACCAGTTCTCAGCCCTCGTCTCCCTCTGCTACAACATCGGTGAAGGCAACCTCGCCAAGTCCACGGTGATCGCTCGGGTGAACATCAAGGACTTCTCGGGTGCAGCCAAAGCATTCGGCATGTGGACCAAGTCCAAGGGCAAGACCCTTCCCGGTCTGGTCAAGCGCCGTGAGCAGGAAGCCGCTCTGTTCCTCACCCCCGTTGTCATTCCCTCCCATCCGCCGATCCCCGAGCAACCCAAGGGTCTGCTTGCGACGATCATCAATGTCATCCTCTCTTTCTTCAAGGTGTCCAAATGAACAAGTACTTCAAGCCTAAGTCGCTGACGTGGTGGGGTTCTGTGATCCCGCTGATCGCTGGCGCTATCTCTGCTGCCTCTACCGCTGTTCCCGCTCTGGCTCCTGCCAAAGTGGTCATCGACGCTGCCACTGGTGGCATCTCCCCTGCTATCCTGATCAACGCTGGTCTGGTTGGCATTGGAGTCCGTGGCGCACTCCCCGGTCAGTGACATGGGGGAAGACACCGAACTGTACCGAGTCCTCGGTCGGATCGAAGGGAAGATCGACTCCATCCATATCCGGCAAGAGACGCAGGATAAGGCCGTGGACGAATTGAGCAAGCGTGTCACCTCGCTGGAACGCAACATGGCTTGGTGGGCTGGTGGCGCTGCTGCCCTCGGTGCAGTTGCAGGGTACGTCCTTCAAGTCGTGAAGTTGATCCAATGAGCCGCAACAAGAACCTCGACGCCATCTTCGATCTTCTCGCTGACGAGATGAAGAAGATGCTTGTGGACGGTAAGGTTGCCATCGACAAGGAGAGCGGTGAAGCTGTTCACGTCTCCCCCGATGCTGCCACCTTGAACGTCATTCGCCAGTTCCTCAAGGACAATGGCATCACCGCAGCTTCGGAAGGCCAAGGCCACGACAAGCTGCAATCCATCAGTCAGTCGCTTCCGTTCCCGCACGTCGAGAACGAGTACGCCAACTGACTTCAGGAGACGACGCTACAGGGCCTCTAGTGTTTCAGGCTACCCTCATTAGGGGGTAACCCCTAGAGGCTCTGTAGCCTTCTCCTATGAAGCCTACGGGGCAAATGAATCCCAAGAACTCGACCCACCTCACCCCGGTGGAGAAAGACCCTCTCAAGGCAGACTTCAGGAACTTCCTGTTCATCGTTTGGAAACACCTGAACCTCCCTGACCCGACCCCCATCCAGTATGACATTGCCGACTACCTACAGCACGGTCCCAACCGTCGAGTGGTCGAAGCCTTCCGAGGCGTTGGTAAGTCATGGGTCACCTCGGCCTTTGTCTGCTGGCGTCTGTACTGCAACCCCGACCGGAAGATTCTGGTGGTGTCTGCATCGAAGCAACGTGCGGACGACTTCTCAACATTCACTCTGCGTCTCATCTTCGAGATGCCCATACTCGCCCACCTGAAACCTCGGGACGGGCAACGCTTCTCCAAGGTTTCATTCGATGTCGGACCTGCCCGTGCTGCTCACGCTCCTTCGGTTAAGTCTCTCGGCATCACCTCGCAGCTTGCGGGTTCTCGCGCTCATGACATCATTGCTGACGACATTGAAGTCCCGAACAACTCGGACACGCAGACCAAGCGTGACAAGCTAAAAGAACAGATCAAGGAGTTCGATGCTATTCTCTCCCCCGGAGCGGACAGCACGATCACTTACCTCGGTACACCTCAGACCGAACAGTCGATCTACAACGAACTCCCGAACCGGGGCTATGACGTAAGGGTCTGGCCCGCACGTTATCCCAACCAAAAGACCCGAGAGAAGTACGGTCCCCATCTGGCTCCCTCCATCAACAAGCTGCTGGACGATGATCCAGACCTTGAGGGGAAGCCCACGGACAAGAAGAGGTTCTCTCATGAAGACCTGTTGGAACGTGAGTTGTCCTATGGACGCTCTGGCTTCTCCCTTCAGTTCATGCTGGACACCAGCCTCAGTGATGCTGACAAGTATCCCTTGAAGCTCTCCGATCTGGTCATCATGGACCTTGATCCTGAGAAGGCTCCCATCGACTTGGCCTATGGTTCCTCCCCGGAACTCTCCTACACCGATCTCCCCAACGTAGGGATGGCAGGAGACAGGCTCTACAGGCCCTTCATGGTGTCCTCTGAGTGGTCCCCCTACTC